AGTAATGGCTGACCAGAAGCTTTGGCTTCAATAAGTACTGTTTCTGGTTGCCAGTATTTATATTGTTCAAATGCTATGTTCTTAAGTTCTGGAAAATCAAACTTACCTTTAATAGCGTCTAATAATATCATTGCATATGGTTGATCTTCCTTAGGTTGAAATATACCCCACGTAGTAATAGCAGAATAATCGGCAGTTTCCTTTTTACTAAACGCCGTATCATAACTTTGTATTACGTGATGTAGATTTGGAATGTCTTCATGCTTCCATGGTCTCCACCATTCTCGTTTTATAATAGCTCCTTCTTCAGATGTAGGATTCTGCATGTATTGAGCGGACCAGTTCCTAATACTTAACGAAGCTTTTACTTTTTCTAATTCTTCTAGGTTCCAATACTCTGGCCAAACAGGAGCCCCTGAATCTAAAATTGCTGGAAATGAAATTAATTTCCACTTGTCTGCTTTAGGTTCAGACTGAGCCTTAATCAGTCTACCCGTAAGATCATCTTCAGCCCACCTAGTCATAACTAATAATATGGAACCACCTGGCTGTAGTCGTTGTCTGGGTCCTGATAAATACCACTCATACGATCTCTCCATAGCAGTATTAGACAATGAGTCTTGCTCAGTATGGGGGTCATCAATAATTAATAAATCCGCACCACGGCCCGTGATGGAACCACCAACACCCGCAGCATAATACTCACCGCCGTGATTTGTTTCCCAACGTCCCTTTGCTTTAGAATCTTCTCTGAGCCTCACGTCACCAAATATTTGTTTGTACTGTGGTGAATCAATTAAGTTACGAACCTTACTACCAAATCTTCCAGATAACTCCGCATTGTGAGATACCTGCATTAATTTCATTTTAGGATACTTACCAATAATCCAAGCAGGAAAGTAAATAGAAGCGAACTCAGATTTAGTATGCCTAGGCGGCATGTTAATGATGAGTCTCCCTTTCTTCTCACTTGCTATCTTAGTAAACTCATTAGCAATTATCTGATGGTGGCCCCAACGGGTCCTGTCAGTTTCTTTACGAAATATGAAGTCAGGCCACATCTCTTTAACAAAATATAAAAAATTATCCTGGCACAGCTTAATGTGTTGGATCCATGCACGCTCAACTTTCTCTCGGAGTTGATCTGTAGTTAATAGGTCAACATTAGAAATGTTAGGTTCCATAATGAAATGAACTGTACTGTATGTATAAGTCCTGCACAATAGCACTTCGAAAAGCTACTCTTTTTTTTAAATTTTCCCGTAATAGTTGTACAATTGTAAGTTGTATTGGGCTTTGGCTATGAGCCTCAACGGCTCGAGTGGCACGGCTCAACCTACACGTGTATTTATATAACATAATATCATAAGTGATAAGTAAAGATTATCGGTAGTAATTAAGCAATACAATGTTTTTTGGCAACGTACTCAAGTACGTTAGCAATGCCCGTGACGCTGTAGTCTACGCTTAATTGCTCAGTAAGCACGGAACACGGGTCAACCCTATAGAGTTTAAGACCACGCTCCTTGACGGGTCTATTGAGGATATAAGCAACACCGCCTAGTTTATTATGTTTTAATATCCAGTTGAATTGGTACTTTGAGACGTTGCAATTCTTTAGATTATTTGCTTTTAATTCCAACCAAAAACAGACGGGTTTATTAATCAATTTAGAGTTATAAACAACGTATAAATCGGGTATACCTTGCAAGGTAAACCCGCTCTCTATTCTAGTTAATTGACAGTTTAATTTAAGATTAACAACGGCTTTTTTAATTAATTTATAAATATTACTTTCAGTTGTTTTATTCATTAAATACTACTTACAGTTGTATAACTAAGGGGTCAATATGTCATTGTTTTTACTACATTATTTCTTATAACATTTTGTATTTTTTTGTTTTATTTTGTATCAAATTAAATTAGTTAAGAGGGTATTAAACAACTAATAAAGGTAAAAAACAAATGACTGAGACACTTAATAAAGTATCACCTAAAGAATATCTTACAATTATTAGAGATAATTTAGTTGAGCAATTAGAAAATAACTCTAATAAATGGCATCAATCTTTTATTAATAAAAATATGCCTACTAATGCCGTGACTGGTAAACATTATAATAGCACGAATTTTTTTAATCTAAATTTTGTCGCTAATATAAATAATTATAGTCAAAATATTTGGGCATCTTTTTTAGATTGGAAAAAAATCGGTTGTAAGATTAACACTGGCGAAAATCATAAAGCTAAGGTTTTATATTATGGCACGTTTAAAAAAGAGAATGAAAAAACAAAAAAAGAGGATGTCATTCCATTTTTAAAAGCAACGCCAGTTTTTAACATTGCTCAAGTTGATTTGTCGGAATGTACTATTAAATTTAATAATACCGACAATGTAAACAAAGTTGTATCTATTCAAGAAATAGATAATTTTGTTAATGATACGGCGGTTGAAATTAAACATAGTAATGACGGGCGTTGTTATTATGCAAAAACTACCGATTATATACATATGACTAATAAAGAGAATTTTATTAAAACGTCATACGGCGATGAGACAAGTAATTATTATTCGGTCTTATTTCACGAATTAATACACTCAACTGGACATAGTCAACGCCTTGACCGCTTTAAAGATAATGACAAAAAATTTAAAGATAATGCTCAACAGTCATATGCCTTTGAGGAGTTAATTGCGGAATGCGGGTCAATAATGTTATGCCAAAAATTCAACTTAGAAAAAACAATTAGAGTTGACCACGCTTTATATATTAAAAGTTGGATACAAGCGTTAAAAAATGACGTTAAATTTTTAACCTCATCCTTAACACGTGCTTATAAAGCAACTGATTATTTATTAAAAAAAATCAAAAAAGTTGAATTAAAGGCGGTTGCTTAATATGGAATATAAACCGCAAAAAAGGCTCTTAGGCATTAATAACACAAAAATGCTTAAGAGCATTGAATTAGGCTATTTAACCGCAATTTTACATTTAGCCCCGCATAAATTGAGCGGGGTTAATATATGCCCTAAAGCGTCCGTTGGTTGCTCTATGGCGTGTTTAAATACAAGTGGACGGGGTCGATTTGAATTTACACAAAAAAGCCGTTTAAATAAAACTTATTACTTTTTAAAAGACCGTCAAAAATTTTTATTACAATTAGATAATGAGGTTAAAAACTTTAAAAAAAGAGCAATTAAAAAAGGTTTAAAACCCGCCGTGCGATTAAATGGTACTAGTGATTTAATTTGGGAGAGATACCCTATTAAAGACGGTAAAAATATTATGGAATTAAACCCCGATATTACATTTTATGATTATACAAAAATCAAAAATAGATTAAGTGTTAAATTGCCTAGTAATTATCACTTAACATTTAGCAAGTCGGAATCTAATGACAATGAAATAAAAGAATTATTAACAACGGCTTTTAATATAGCGGTTGTTTTTAATGGTAGCCTACCAAAAACTTATTTAAACCGTAAAGTAATTGACGGGGATATAAGCGACTTAAGGTTTTTAGAGCCTAAAGGCGTAATTGTAGGTTTATCAACTAAAGGCATTGCAAAAACCGATAAAACGGGCTTTGTAGTAAACGTAAACTAATAACAAAGGTAAAAAATGACAATAACAAAAAACGACGCTTTAAACTTAATAGACGCTTTAAACGAATGGTATGAAATAGTTGAGCCTAAAGAATTAGAAAAAAATGAAATAGGCTTAAATATTGAACGCTATGAAAGCCTAATATTTAAGTTGCATTTAATAGCGGGGAATATGAAAAAAGAGGGTGATAAAATAATTGTAAAAAACAATGGAGTTATATAAATGAGACAGTTAACAAAAAAACAGAAAAAAATATTAGATAATTATACCAATGCCCGTCGACTTGAAGAATTGCCTACTGGCGTTTATGAGCAATTGGAAAAAATAAACGATACTGAAATTTTATGGAGTGAAACAAATCGGTATTTAAATGATAATCACTTAAAACATTTATACGGTAAACTATGATTTACAACATATGTATAACAATTATTTTTATGGTTTTATTGATAGTTGTATTAAAGAATTTTATTAAGATTATTTATTTCACTAAGAATAATAATTTTGATAAAAATTATAGGGCAACCCGTGTTAATGCTAATAAATACAGTATTGATAAGTGGGTTAAATAAACAATAACAAAGGAAAAAATGGCTACACGTTCAATAGTAAATATAAAAAATAATTACAATGTTTATACCTATTATAGACATTGTGACGGTTTTTTAGATAATGCGGGTCAAGATTTAGCGATATTACTTAAAGAGGCTAAAAACCCTAAAAATTTTTTAAATTTGATTAATCGTTTTGTATATGACAACGGAAATCACGTTTATGAATATAAATGTACTCAACATAATATTGAGGATGAATGGAGTACGGAAAGCTATGGTCAAGAATATACTTATCAAATTATTTTTAATAAAAATGAAGATAATAAATTGATTTGTGAATTAACTGCCTATAGTGATGATATGGATGTTTTATATAATGCTAAAAATTATAAAAATATCATTGCCAATAATTTTTTAAATTATTGTAAACAACAAAAAAGATAAACAACTAAAAAGGAAAAAAATGAGCAATAGACAAGTAAAAACGGCTTATGAGTTTACGAACTATAAGCCTATAAGCGTACATAAAAAAGTTTATGATGAGTTGACCGACTTATCAAATAATATTTATGACGTAAAATTAAGTTATGCCAAAACAATAGAGCATTTAATTAATTATTATAAAAAAAATCAAATAAAGAGGTTGAAATAATATGGCAATTCATTCATCAATTAAAAGCTATTTAAATGAGGAGTGGCTTTTCGATTTAATAGACAAATGCCGTACTATTGCGTGGCAAAGTAAAGAGGTTGAATTTAGCAAAAATTATTTTAAAAAAATAAATGATAA